ATCAAAACAGCGATGGAAGGTGATTTCGATACTGGTAACGTAAGATACAAAGCTAGAGAAAGATACTCATTTGGAGTATCTGACTTCAGAGGTATCTTTGCATCACCAGGTGCTTAATATCTGATTTTAGGGGGCGAACATATTTTCGCCCCCTTTTTTATTTAGAAAGGAAAAATGTCCCCAAAACAATTCAGAGTCCAAATATCTGCATATCAAATGCACTCAGATTTTAATATAACCTGCATCGAATCACCGCTTGACATAGAAAACGCTATTATTGACAGATTAGGAAAAGGTGATATAAAATGGGAGTATCTTGGAGAAATGAACGATCCCAAGGTAAAACGAATAACCTATGAGGAGGTTATCGATGGAGAACATGATGCAACATCTACAGGACCTTTACGTGAAGAAGAGGGGTCTGGATCTCGAATGGGAGCAGGAGCATCTTAAAGAGGGTAGATATACTCTCAATATGGTTAAGATTGACAGAAAAGTCAGAGACGTAATTAGCCATATTAAAATGGCAGAAGCTCAAAAAGAGCATATGCTAAATAAGATAGAAGGCGCTGCACCTGAAGTTTCAGTAGCTACTTAATAAAAAGCTACATCGTTGGAAAATTCCGATCCACATTACAGGCCCTCTTGCGCTCTACTTAAAACTACTATATAAATTAATTACTATATACAATTAAATTGAATATCGACGCATATAGTCGACGGCCTAGAGACGATATTCAAATAACTAGGAGGATAACACTATGGCAAACACTACGTTTCAAGGACCGGTAACATCCAAAAATGGATTTATTACTACAGGTCCGGCTAATGTCGTAGACGCTGATTCAAGCGTAGCATTAACGGTTGCTACTCACTCGGGTAGAATTGTACACAATGATGCTGCAGGAGCAGTGACTTACACATTACCAGCAACAAATGCAAACTCTGATTCTGCGGTAGCAGGACCAGGTGCTGATCTAAACAACCTAAGTAATGTTGGTGCAAAATTTGAAATCTTTTCTTCAATTACGAAGACTGGAGATTTAGTTGTGCAAGTTGCAAACGCAACAGACGTTATGATTGGAGGTGCAACGTTTATTGATGATTCATCTGATAACGTTGTCGGTTTTGAAACAGCTTCAACATCAGACACTATTACCTTAAACGGTACTACAACTGGTGGTGTAACTTTTGCAAAAATTGAATGTACTGTACTTGCTTCAGGTAAATGGAAAGTTGATGTGATTTCAGGATGTACTGGAACACCGGCAACTCCGTTTAGCGCGGCAGTAAGTTAATAAATAATTAGGAGCTCCCTAGGGGGCTCCTAAAATAAATAATAGGAGAAGAACATGGCTTATATGGGTGATGTAAAATCGAAAACTTTTTTAGATACGAATGCTTCATCTGCAACTTTTGTGGCTGCTGCTGCCCAACCTACAAGCACGTTTACGTTAGCTAAAACATCTTTCGGAACAAACACTGCAAGAAAAATTACAGCTACAACTGCTGGAACAGGTGATAATGGCAAAACAGTTACAATTGTTGGAACAGATCATAATGGAGACGCTGCCACTGAAGTTATAACTTTGACAG